GAGTAACAGCGCTCCTACAACGCGGGATGGAGCAGTCCGGTAGCTCGTCAGGCTCATAACCTGAAGGTCGTAGGTTCAAATCCTACTCCCGCAACCAAAATTCATTGTAAGAAATCAAAGGCTTAGGCCAATGCATGGCGCCCCACGGGGCGCTTTTTGCGTTGCAACAGAGATCAGAACGTTTCTTTGCGATTCCAAAGGCTTACAGCCGTTCCGGTTTCTTCCGTGCAACACCCATGCGACATGAAGATCGTCGGATGTTCGTGGGACGTTCTGTGTCCGATTGAACTTGACCACCGGGCAAACCAGAGCCGTCATGTCCTCGAAACCAACTCGGGGACCACCATGCCCAAGACCAACGAAGCCGCGCTGGACGCCTTCATCGCTGCCAAGACCGAGATCGACGCGATGCTTGCGCGCCTGGTGGCGCACAGCGCAAACCACTTCGGCTACAGCCCCGACGAGGTGAACTGGGGCCATGTCGGCACGCTGGACCACTACCGCGCCCGCCTCCGCGAAATCACCGACATGGCGTTCTAGACAGGCTGGCCAAAGCACGTACCCATGGCTAGCTTGCTGATGGCAGCATGCGCCCCGGCTAGGTGTTGATTCCCCGGCAAGTCCCAAGTGGGGAATAGCCCAGCGACAGCCGCCATATGGTTTTCCAACTCAGCGATGACCATGGTGATGTTCCACGTCCCAATGTATTCGGCGGCCGCCTTCCGAAGATCGGCGCACAGGACCATGATCGCTGCATAGTTGCGCATCGCGTCCAGCTGGCTCACGCCCTTCGTATCCTCGACCAACAGAGTGAGACCATTCAGGACGGCGTGGATATCTCGCTCCATCATGCTGCGGCAGTCCCGATGCCATCCAGCCGCACAGCTGCGCTGGTGATGCCATTCCCGGCAGCCTCGGTCGCGATCCCGACAGGGAAACGCCCGGTGCCCGGCACGTTGATGTTCTTGGCCGTGTTGTCCCACGCCACGCGTGTGCCGACCGTCAGCACGGCGGCGATGGCTTTGGGCAATTGATAGACGCCGGTGGTGGCAATTTCGACCGGTTCGCCCACGGCGGCCGCATAGGCAGCGATGCCGAAGATGTTGCCGACGATCACGCCCTCGCCAGAGGTGATGCCTCCTGCGGGAGCGGGCACAGTGATGACGTCGCCCTTTTGGATACGGTTCTTCATGGTCACAGCCCTTTCGAGGATTGGATGCGGACCATGGCGATGCGCGCCGTGGTGCCGGTGATCTGTCGGTTGAGGTCGCCCAGCGCGGCCGCCATTTCCGCGTCGGTCGCATAGGTGACCCGCTTTCCGTCGTATTCGACGGTGCGGATGCCCTGATAGCGGGCGGCCATCAGGGCATCGCGCCATGCGGTGAGTTGAGCGAGGTCAGCCATCACGCGCCTGCGTTCTGGAACCAGCCGCGGTGGTCGATGAAGCCTGCGCCGAAGTCCAGGATCACCCGGATTTCCACACCGTCCACATCCCACCCTGACCGGCTTTCGACCTGAGGCCCTTCGTTGCCCGAGAGATAGGCGAATTCGAGACCGTCGATCTCGCCGGGGTCGGCGGTGACATACCAGCGGGTCGCACTGGACAGGCGCGGTTCGACCACCAGCGACATGGCACCCGAGAACGGGTTCACATCGGCAGCGGTGGCGGGCGCGATGGTCGCCAGCCACTTCTCGGCGACCGTCTCCAGCGCGGGCGGCACCAGCAGGTTCTTCGGCGTGACGCGGATGATGCGACCGTCGATCCCTTTCTGGGTGCGCAACGCAAGCCGGGCTGCGGACAGGGTGGTATCGGAGATCACCGCGCCGGTACCTGCCTTGTTGCCGTGATCGAGATGGAACAGCGCCTTGGTGTCCGACAGGGTCGGCCCGTTGCCGCTGTTCGCCTCAAGCAGAGTGACAAGGATCCGGGCCTCAGTCTCGGCGGCCCCTTGGCCCATGCGGCGTGCGAGGTCCGAAAAGGCGCCGAGATCGTCGTTCACCAGCACCTGCCGAGTGATGCCGATCTTCTTGGCCCAGGTCTCGATCTTGTAGGCCTCGCGCGCTTCGGCCATCGTCCCGGCCTTGATCTCGCCGTGCTCGTTCAGTTTTTCAAGCAGGGGTGCCTCGCCAAGCATGATCTTGTTCACCGACCGGAAATCCCGTGCCGAGGTCTGGCGGCCAAGACGGCGGATGCCGGAAGGTGCGGCCTGGTAAGCATCGCGCAGCACGCGGCCCACCGTGTTGCCGAGGATGATGGGAAAGTCCGAGGTGGTGTGCAGTGCCCGAGTGACGAGCGTCGCGGGCGATAGCGCCATAGTGGACTCGCCGCGCAGGGTCAGCAGTTCCTTGGCCATGTCCACCGGCGTGGCATAAGCATAGCGGCGGGCAGGTTCGCTGAGGTCATGGCGCGGGTTTATCCGGGCGTAGAGGGCCTCGCCCATCTGGCGGGCACGCAAGGCCGGATCATCCTGGCTCTCGCCCATCTCGACGCGGACCTGTTCCGTGCGGATCGTTGGTGCGCTGCGGCTGGCCAGCGCCTCGAAGGCGGCACGGCGAGCGCTGTCGGCATCGACGGCGGCGTCAATCTGGCCGTCGATCCAGGACTGGTCCAGCCCGGCGATACGGGCGATGGAGCGGATCTCGGTGTTGATCGCGGTGCGGGTCTGGGTCTCGGGCGGGGCAGGGGTAATGGTGGTATCGGTCATATTGGTCTCCATGCGAATGCGGGCACCCGGGTCAGCCGGGGTGGGGACAAGGGAAATCTCGTGGGGCGTCCAGCGCACGGCGGTCAGCAAACGCGCGCCGTTCTCGGTAGTCTCGGCCCATTCCTCGACCGAATAACCGACCGAGACATGGCGCAGGATCCCTGACAGCACATCCTGCCAGAGCGGTTCCACCTCAGGGCGGGCCGAGAAGCGGATCAGCGCTGTGCCGCGCTGGCCATCGACGCTGGCGGATTGCACGCTGCCCAGCACATCGCGGACAGCGGATTGGCGATGCGCATCCAGCACGCTGGCCCCTTGCAGGCGGGACAGGTCCACCGCTTCTGGCGCGAGGCTGAGGCGTTCGACATACGGACCAGCCATATCGCGGCGGCGGACAGGCGCGCCGGTGGACCAGATCACCTCGACGGTGCGAGCGTCTCGATCGGCACTGGCTGGGGCCAGGTCGGCGCGGCGGGTCAGCAGGGTGACGGTGTCATTCATTCGGAATGTCCTCCTTGGCGACGGGCGGCGCACCAAAGCTCAGGCCCAGCGCATCGGTGCGTGCCTTGTCGGCGGCAATCTCGGCATCGACCTGTTCCGCGTCGTAACCCCGTTCGGAAATCGCCTGCCTGCGGCTTTTGAGACCGGCGTTGATGGCGAGGATCTCTGCCTCGACGTCCTTCTTTGGATCGACATAGTCAAACTTGGGTGGGAGCCATTCGCAGCCGAGATAGGCCGCAGGATCGCGGTCGAAATCGTGGGCGGGCAAATCGCCCGACAGGACTGCCAGGCGGACGAAGCGGTCCCAGACCGGGCGGCAGAACAGGTGGACGACGACATTGTGCTGCAACTGCTCCACACGGCGGCGAAACTCGATCAGCCCAGCGCGGATCGAGGAATAGGTCACGCCCTCCAGATCGCCCGAGACCAGTTCGTAGGGCAGGCCCATGCCAGCAGCCACGGCGCGGAGGTGGTTCTTCACGAAGGGTCCGTAAGCATCGCTCTCGGTCGGGTTGGAAAAGCGGATGTCGGTGCCGGGAGGCAGGGGGATCAGGCTACCGGGTTCCATGCCCACGGTCAGCGCGCCGTTGGTGTTGGTGCCGGTCAGACCGCCCGCCGTGCCGTCGGGATCGGTGATAAAGCCGGTGAACAAGGCTGCGACCTTGGCCTTCACAAGCGCCGCATCCTCGAACTGGTCCAACTCGTGCAACCGCAGCAACACCGGGGCAAGCCAGGTGATCCCGCGCAACTGGCCAGCCGCGAGCGGCTTGAACAGATGCAGGCAGTCGGTGGCGGGCAGGCGCAGCGGTTCCAGCCGCAGCGAGGTCAGCGTATCGCCGGGTCGATCCCGCATCACCCAATAGGCGGTGCGCTGCCCAGCGCCGTTGAACTCGATGCCAGCACGGATGCGCGCGCCACCGCCAATGTCACGATGCAGGTCCAGCGGCACCTGGTCGCGATCAAGCAGGTCGATGTGCAAGGGAACTGCAGGGGCATCCGGCACTACGCGCAGCCGGGCAAAACTTTCGCCGCCTTCGATCATCGCGCGCACGGCCATGGCCTGCAGCCCATAGAAGTCCGCCAGCCCACCGGGATCGGCATGATCAGTCCAGCGCAGCCAAAGCACCTGCAGTCGTTCGCGCACCGCGCGGTCGGGATGGGTGGATTGCGGCTTGATGCCTGCGCCGACGACATTGCCCACCAAGCTGTCCACCGCCGCCGCCACCCACGGGTTGTTGCGGGCATACCATCCGGCGCGTCGCGCCGCTGTGGTTGCGCCCGCCAGGATCGCCGTGTTCAGCCCATCGACCGTCCGGGCACCCTCCCAACGACGACCACCACCCGCAGCGTCAAAGCCGCGCGTGCGCGTGAACCCGAGAAGGCGATGAAGGAGCGTCCGCATGGCGCGGATTGTCTCATTTCCAGCGCCTCCGGGGTATCAGAGCGATTGGGAAGCGCTGGGAAAGATTGGAAGCCGCGCAGGGCGCTTGCGCCACGCGAGGTAAGGCAGTTCCTTGGCTCGGCGATCAGGTTAGGGCTTTCAGATTTTTCGACGACGGACACTCACATTCTCGACCGTTCTGCGGCACATTGTCGGCGCCGAGGCCAGGACCAGCCTGATGCGAGACTTGTGCTCATTACTGAGTAAATTTGGTGTGGGTGTTGAGATGTTGCACCATTCTAGAAATTTTGCGCCGCCTCGATCATGCGGCGATAAGATCGGAGTCGATCAGGGCCTCGTTGACCCGGCGAAGGACTGTCAGCACTTTCTCGCGCTGCGACGATAGGCCAGCGGCGACAGCGTCGGCATCGGTAGCGCCGCCCAAGATCACCCGCAGCCTTGGCCGCATGTCCGAAATCGGGCCCGTCTCGTCTGTTGCAGCCTCAGAGAGCCAGTTGGCGATCCGGTCTTGGGCGTCGACATCGCCGAACAGGGCGCGCGCCACCAAGGTGAGAGCTTCCAGCTTCGGAGCGCGCTTCGCCAGACTGGCAAAAACCTGGGCATCCTCGTCCGCCAGCGCCCGCTCGAAAGCCGCTGGCACGCTGGCGAGTTCCGCCTCATCGGCCGCCCAGATGCCAGCCCGCACGGCCAGCAGCTGCGCATAAGCGAAGTCCGGTTCTTCGGCCAGCAGCGCGGTAACCTCCGCGACAGCGGTCGCATCAGAGCCAGCGATCAGCCGTTCTCCGAGCGTCCGGGCGTGAGCCAGATCACGCAGGCGGATAATCATACCATCCCCTGCCCCTCCGGTAGCAGCCAATGCATTTGAAACGGGCGCGAGAGGGTGTTCCTGATAGCGGAAGGACGTGACCCACAGGTTCTCTCCTCGGCCAATCTTCGACTTGAAATCGGCCAGAAGCTTATTGTCGGCGAACTCCTCTACGGCCGCCTCCGCCGCTTCCCTCGCCGCCTCGATCCCGTCGAGCTGCGCGGCAAGCCGAATGCGGAGCGAATGTACGACCTCGTTGACCAATCCTTCCTCGAAACATCGATCGACGAGCGTCCGCGCCTCCTCGCACCGGTCCAGCGCGATCAGCATCTCGGCCAACTGATTGCGCGCGTCGACATTGAACGGGAGGCGCCCTACATACTCCCTCCGGACGATTTCCGACGCTGCAACCGCACCACGTGCTTCCAACGCGTCGGCCCAGAGGTTCCAGGAATGGGCGTCAAACGGCTGCCAATGCAGCGCAAGTCGGGCGAGATCCTCGGCCCGGATGCTCGCCGCTTCATCGCGCGTCTTGGCCAGCGCGGTGCCAAGCTGGTGCACCGCAGCGACAAGGTGATGGCTGATCCCTGTTGCCCGCGCAAAGCGGACATGCGCCTGCATGAAGGTGTCAATCGCCGACGCCACCTCCCCATAGGGCGTGGTTTGCAGCCGATCGATTAGCGCCCTGCATTCGTCCGGCATCGGCGAACGATGGCCGTCCGCCAGCTTGGCATTAGGCCTACTCATCACCGCCATTTCCGGGTCGCAGGCCCACCAGGCTGGTGGCTCGATCTCCGCATCCTGGTATTGCCTGGTGCGCAGCAGCGCGGCGATCTCCTTCCGCCATTGGCCGGGCTGTCGCGGATAGACCCGCTTCAACGCCAGCCACTCCGCCGCGAACTGCTGCTCGGACGGCTCCCGCGCCATCGCCCATTGGGCCAGCCCTGCAAGCCACGGCGCCTCCGCCGTCTGATGCGCCATCTTCGGCAGTCGGCGCAGTCCCATCAACCCGACATCCAAGTAATCCCCAGGCAAGACCCCTCCGGCTTCGCGGCAGATGTCCATCCAGAGCCGCGTCAGGTCCTCACCTTCAACGACGGGCTGCATGACCGCCAAAGTTAGCAAAAAGGCCGCGCGGGCATCCCGTGCCGACGAGTCGACCAGCCGGGACGTCCAGTCCATAAGCCTGATGCGATTGGCATGAACCCACTGCGCTGCTCCGCCCGGCTCCAGCGCGCGGATGATCTCGAAGCTATCCGAAATCTCCCGGATCAGTCGGCCTCGTCTACGCCTATCAGTCGGGATCGGTTCGCGCCGCCGCGCGTTCAGCCAGCCCGTGATTGAAGTGCCCAGTAGCGCTCGCACCGGATCGTCAGCGGGCAGCGAGCCGAACAGCATGCGTGCCGCGTCCGGCACCTCGGCGCGCTGATACGGCGACACATCGGCATAGCCGCGAATCAACCGATCAAAAGCAGTCGCCGGATCCGCCTCGAAGACCGCTATCCACGGATGCCTCTCGCCGCCTGCCTTGCCGGACGCGAGACCCATCACGGCATGTCCTCACCAAATTCTGGCCGCCCGGTCGCCGCTAGTTCGTCCAGCAGCGCAAGCCGGATTTTCAAAAGGTGGTGGTTGCGCAAGTCCCTAAGCTCCTTTGGCCCCCAAGGCCGTTCTATCAATGCCATAGCTTTAATGTGACTTCGTTTAAATTCAATTCTCGTATGAAGGATCTCTGGTTGCAAGCTCTCTTCGCCCCCATCGGTCCGCAACGCCATCGCGCGGCCGTAAGGCATCACTTCCGGAGCAGGGAAATAATACGGCCAAGGCTTGGAATCCAGCACCGTCGGACAGGTAATCGGCACGGCGTCCGCGCGCGCGGCGGTAATGACTTCTCTGACGCTATAAACCATCAAGGCCACCGGGATCGGCGTGCCGGGCCGCGGCTCATAGTGGGCAAGGCCCAGCCGATCTCGCAGAAGGTGCTGCCAATCTGCATTTTCGGCGTCTTCTCTCAAACCGTCGAGAAAGGTGCTAAAGGCCGGGCGCTCGTCGCGTCTGGCGTTCCAAATCTCGAGAAACTTGTCGACAAGCGCACTGCCGTCATGGCTGCCGTCTTGCCACGCTTTCTTTATGGTCTCGTAATGCCGAAGCAAAACATCGTAGCCATCGGAAGCCCTGAACCCAAAACATGCCTCCAGCGGGCCAAGCAGTCCCTCGACACGAACCAGATCCTGCGCTTCGTCTGGTCTATTCGTTCCGGATGGCCGAAGATCAATCCGAAAGGTGTCAGGCGTCTCACCATCTATTTCGATATTGCCTCGAACGTAATCAACATGACCATCCGTTAGCGCTTGGTCATTTGCGACATCACCCACGAATGTTTCAAAGGTCGCCGTCCGCTCGGCCGAAACAGCTTCCTCAAAGACGTAGTTGTCCGCCGTCGCCCTATGCTCTTGCGGCGTGCACAGACGCAATTCGTCGACAGCGTTTTGCAAAGTGGAATTGTCGAACCGCAAGATCTCTATCAACCTTAACTTGGGCTTCGCCGTTTGGCTACCGCCCCGTGGAAGTCTCCCCATCCGGAGCGGTGATCAAGCCAATGACCGCTTTGACCATGCGCCAGTTGGACTACGTCGTCCAGTACTCAGTCTCTGCGAACCATGACACCATCTCTGACTTATGCTGCCGCACAAACCCGATTGCAGTGTTGTCTGAAGCAGGCTCTTCGTCATTAGGACCCATCCGGCTAGGATGAGGCCTAGTCTGACCACTTTACAGTGACAAAGCACGCCAAGCCAGTTCTTTGTTACTTAAATCATGAAGAGCCATGAGCCACTATGCCATCCAGGCAGAGCGGACTACCATATCTGTATTTTGAGCGCGCGCCGTGGGCTTCCCCGTCAAGCCCTTTGCCTCCTCATTCAGCCGCATACCCATGCTGATCAGCCCGTGCAACGCGGCGTGGGCGTAGACGAAGGTGTCCAGCGCCTCGTTTCGTTCGCCGTCGCGCTTTGGTTGCCAAGAGCGGATCGGGCGGCCCTTTTCGAAGCGGGTGACGACGCGTTCGGCAGTCAACTGGCGAAAGTAGTCTGCGTCGAGGCGGCGTGGGAAGTGGATCGCGCCGGGACCGGGTTCCGTGAGTTTCAGGCGGGCATAGACCGCGTCCTTCACGGCATCGACGCCGATGATGAAGAGCGGAATCTTTGCCTTGTTGCTGCGGGTGGGACGGCGCGGCCAGACGGGGATGGCGGGGCCACCACGGCCTTTGATCGCCCAGATGCGGCGGGCGAGGCGGGTGCGGCAGAACTCATAGGCCATCTTGGTATGATGGCCGCCGGTATCCACGGCGACGGCGCGCACGGGTAGCTCGCCATAGGTTCCGTTCAGCACGCCGTCCAAATCTGCCCAGAGACGCGGGCCGGATGGGTCGCCCCACAGGACGCGGTAGTCGATCACCCATGCCTCCTCGTCGCGGCCCCAGCCGACAATCTGCACCTCCAGCCGATCACCTTGCACATCGACGCCTGCGGTCAGCACGGCCACGCCGGGGGCGAGGTCGCTGCCCCAGTCCTCACGTCGTGCCATGAGGGGATCAGCAGGGACGGTATCACCCGCCTGGTCCTCCCAGGACTGGCCCAGCTTGGTGTTGACCCAGACCTGCAGGCGGGCCGGATCCTTGGCGACGCGCGCATGATCCAGCGCAATTTCGGCCCAAGTTTCCCACGGCGAATAAAGCGACGACAGGTGGAACCCCGCCGTGCGGCCATCGCCCAGCGCAGTCGAACGCCATTCGCCAGCGACCAGAAGCCGGGGCTTTTCGTGTTCATGATGCACGCCTCCGCAGGCATCGCAGATCATATAGGCGGCGTCGCGCTGCCCCTCGGGCCATCGGATGCGCGCCCAAGTGATCGGAGCCATGTCGCCGCAATGCTGGCAGGGCACGTGGAAATACCTCTGGTCGCTGTCGAGATAGGCGGCTTCGATGCGGGAATGGCCCTTCAGGGTGGGCGTCGAGACCATGTAAATCTTCCGCCGCCCCCGGAAGGTGGTGGTGCGCTGGATCGCCAGATCGACCGGATCACCCTCGCCATCGGCATCGCCGGGATAGCCGTCCACCTCGTCCAGGAACAGGTAGCGTACGGGCGTGGATCGCAAGCCCACCGCGCTGTTCGCGCCAGTCATCACCAGCTGGCCGCCGGGAAAGGATTTGCGGAACAGGCTGTTCCCGGCGTCGCGCGACCTTGGAGCTGACACCAGATCGCGCAAGGCAGGTGTGGCTTCGATCAGTGGATCAATCCGCACGGTGGTGTTGCGGCGCACCATGTCGAGTGAGGGCATCACCAGCATGGCGATGCCGGGTGCGTTCTGGATGATGTAACCCAGCCAGTTCAGCCCGGCCTCGGACCCACCCGTCTGCGCGCCCTTCATCAGCACGACCCGTTCATAGGGACTGGAGGTGGATAGCGCATCCATCACCGCGCGCAGATAGGGGGTGCGGTCCGTGCGCCAGCGGCCCGGTTCCGCCGAGGTCGGCGGCAGGATGCGGTGCCGGTCGGCCCAATCCGACACCGGGATCGGCGGCTCGGGGCGGATGCCGCGCCGCCATGCGAGGTCAATCTCAGGCACCATCGCCGAAGCTCCCCAACGGCATGTCGGCGAGGTATTCCAGATGTTCGCGCATCATCCTGTCCAGCGCGGCGAAGGTGGCGCGCGGATCAGCCCCGACCTCGGCGGCCAACAACGGTGCCGTGCGCTGGACCCACGCCATGTGGGCGTCGCGTTCGGCACGGGCGCGGGCGAATACCGTGCGTGTGGCGGAGACGGTTTCGATCAACTGACCCTGTTCACGTTCGAACGCAAGCTTGGCACGCTGCACCTTGACGATCTCATGCAGGCGTTTGGCCTCTGCCAGCGTGGTTGAGACGCGGGCGGGCGATGTAGGGGCGGCGAAAGCACCACCCTTGTTGCGACGCGACGGATCGAGATTGTCCTCGATCCATGCCAGCCCCTCGGCCACATCGATCTGACCATCGGGCCGCACCGGCAGACCCTCGGCCACCAGTTGCGAGATGCGGCCTTTGGTCAGGCCAACCCGGGCGGCGAAAGCTGTCTTGGTTTCAGAGGCGTTGAGTTTAGTCATTTCCGCCCCCTGACGCTGGCGGGGTCATGCGCTGTGCTCCCCCGCATACAAATCGGCCCAAAAGGAACCGCCCGGCTGCTAACAACGGTTCTGATCTTGTCACGAGGCATCCCGAGCCGTGCCGCCCGTTGTCGATCCATCTGGTTAGGGTGGGTGGGTTGGGTGAGGTGATCCC